AGTGGATCATGCAAAATGGTTAGCTAATGACAGAAGTGTTCAAGCTGATTTAGTTGCAAAACAAGCAACACAGAAGGAAGAATACAAAGAGTATAAACGTAATTTAAAAACCAAAGTTAAAACATACCTCAATGACAAAAAAGAAGTTGGTGGTATGCAAATCAGTCCTATAGATAAAACTTCTCTTCCTTCTTATTTAGTAGATGAGATAGTTCCTACCGAAAATGGTAAGAATATTACAAAATTTTATAGTGACTTATCAGCAGCTTTAGCCGATGAAGCTAAATCTGTTATTTTAGCAAAATTACTCAGAAGTGATTTTGACTTTTCTAAGTTCCAAAGAAATGCTAAAACGGAAATAGCAAAAGAAGTTAAGGCAGGAGTGAGGAGAAATAAATTAGTACCATCTCGATCTGTAGGAAGTTCACAAAAAAATAAAACGCTTGCAGATTATTTTTAATATAAAAATTTAAATTTTAAAATATGGCTACAATAGGCAGTAAATTAGTAACAAAAGAAATGCAGTGGAACGCTAACATGACGGAGCAGGAAAACCTCGGTGCTGCTTTAATTGCGAAACCCACAAAATTGGTCGGTAAAGTTGATCAATTATTTTCTTCAATGAACTACTTTTCTGATAATCCTTTGACAGCAATGCTATTTGGAGGATCAAAATCAGAAGTTGAGATAACAGGAACTTCTTGGGAGTGGGATATGAAAGGTGCAAATACCAGACCATTAGTGGTTATGGAGGACGTTGAAGTATCGAATACTACCCCGGGTAAGTTTACACGAACTTATCAATTAAAATTGGATGAACCTTGGTTAGTTCCGGGTGATATTATGAATCCGGGTACAGCGGATAAAAGATATCAGTCCAGAGTAGTTGACGAATTACGAAGACACGGTGATGGCTTTGTATACAATATGCGAATGATGTCAGATGATGACGCTTTATTTGTACCTAAGAAACATTTTTCTGCCGGTTCAGAATGGGTTAAACTTTATTCAATGTATGAAGAAGCTAATGAGCAGAGAGGTTCTACTCAGTTTAGTACTCCGATTACATTAGAAAGTCGCCTTTCTAAGTTTGGTAAAAAATATAAGATCACTGATTATGCTTCTACGGAAGTATTAAGTATGGCTATCCCGGATTCTCAAGGTGGATGGCACAGATCTTGGATGAAGTATGCTGAAGTTGAATACTGGCAACAATGGTACAAAGAACTCGAAAGAGGTGCTTGGTACACAAGAAGTACAGAGACTGTTCCTGGTGCTAACGGAAGACCTGTCAGATCAGGACCGGGAGCTCAAGAATTACTTGAAGATTCACATCTCCATAGAATGACTCATTTAACTTCACGGTTAATGGAAGATTATTTAATGGATATTTATTATTCAAGAATGGCTCCGGGAGTTAAAGGGAAGAGACAAGTTAAAGGTTTCTCCGGTGAATACGGAATGTTGAATTTCAACAGAGCCGTTGAAGATTGGATGAGCAGATCAGGGTTCATCAAAAATGTTGAAATGTTCACTCGAAAAGATACGAGTCCTTTGCATGCAAATGCAATAGATGCCGGTTATCAGTTCACTAAATACAGTATGGCTAACGGAATCACTATGGAACTGGTTCATAGTCCTCTGTATGATGACAGAACTATTAACTTAGAAATGGATGAAATTACAGGTTATCCTACGGAATCTCAAAGAATAACATTCTTAGATTTCAAAGGTGACAGTAGTGACACCAATATAAAATATGTGGGTAAAAAAGATTCATTTGCTTTTACTTATGTTGAAGGTCTTTATGGTCCTTACGGTCCTAAAAAAGGTGGTAGTTCTGCTCATGGTGGTTCTTACTACGAAATACATGTAGAGAAGTCAGCAGGTATGCAAATTACGGATGTCACTAAATGCGGTGAAATGATCCTAAGTAGAAACTAAATGTTTGCTCGTAGACAGGTGGGGTAATATACCCCCTTGTCTTTTTATTTAATTAAAAAAAAAAGATACAATATGAAAATTGAAGTGAGACCAGTGCCGGACAGAAAACCTTGGCACAAGAAAACACAAAAAGAAAGTTTTACAAGTGCTAAAAAAATACAGGCATTGTTAGACGCTAAAACGCACACTTATGCAACAGGATTATCAAAAGAAGATATTGAACATTTGACTAATACTATGAAAGTAGGTTATGATTTATCAAATATATATAATGCAAATGTACCTCATCCATTTTGGGACTCAACGATGTCTGCTTTCAAACTTGAAAATAGAACTATGATTTTTGACGAAACAAGTCCGTTGGATTATATTAGAATAAGGCTTATGAGAGTTTCTAAGTATGTTGCAAATTCTTTATCAGTACTAGATGATTTTCCGGATGCAACTCACGTTATTTATGATGAGAGAGCTGAAGCTGAAGGAAAGGCTGAAGGTATTGAAATAAAAAAAGCTGCTATAATTGGATGTACTAAAATTTCTAAAGACAGAAAAATTCAAATTATTCTTGTCTTAGAAGGTAAAAATTTAAAAGGATCCTCTGATGCATTTGTTGAAGTAGCCTTAGATAAAGTTTTAACAAAAAGACCTGAAGAAGTTTTAAGAATGTTAGAAACAGAACCTAAAGCTTTAGAAAGTGAAGCTCTTGTATTAGAAGCAGTGAATAAAGGAGTACTTACAAAAAAAGGTGGTAAGATTTCCTATTTTGAAACACCACTTGGTTACACAGAAAAAGATGTCGCAGACTTCTTTTTATTAGATGCAAATCAAGAGTTAATGTTAATAATTAAAGAAGCCGTAAATAAATAAGACATGGGTATAGAAGATATGCACTACGATATGCAAGTTAAGCTCAATAAGCTTGACAGTGCTCAGTATAAGAACTTGGAGATTCCTGAGAAAGACTGGGTTTTGAACAGTGCATGTCGTCTTTTTGTTAATATGGTTTCTGAACCAAGATTAAAAGATCATCTTGGATTTGAAACAACACAAAGAAATTACGATGATATCAGAACTATAGTTAAGACACTCACAGATTCTGTTGTCACTAATAATATAGGGACTTTACCTGATGATTATTGGCACTATAAAAGCGGTAGTGTGAAGATGACCAAGGGTGGTTGCTCAGCTGTTGAAGGTAAAATATTTATTCGACAACACGATGATGAGTTTGAAAAAAGTCCTTTTGACTCCTCTTCATTTGAATGGAGAACGGTAAACGGAGTTTTTAATGCCGATGGTTTAAAGTTCCATACAGACGGGACTTTTACTATCGATACTTACACTATGACGTATATAAGACAGATGGCATACATTCACAATGCTAAAGATTTTGGAGGCGGAACGTATAGATTACCTTCCGGTAGAGTTTTAAGTGGTCACACGGATTGTGAACTTCCTGATCACGTATCTGAAGAAATCGTGGATATCGCAGTTTTATTGGTAACAGGACAAATACAAGTGCCCGGTTATGAAATAAAATTAAACAAATTAAGATTAAATAATTTAAAATAAAAAATTATGAGTAGAAATAATCATCCTTTTCAAGTCTTGGTAACTGCTGACGATGCAAGTTTACTTGCTGCAGGTAATGCTGTAGAGGACTTGGCTGTAGGACAAATAGGTTTATTCAATGCGGATACCAACCTATCTATCGATGGGACTTCTGCTGTTAGAAATTTTTATCTTGCTGTTGGTGTAGACACTTTAGGTGGCTCAACTTTAAACTCGATTAATGAATCTGCAGGTCAGAAGATCCAAACAAAAAATGTGACGAACTATAAAAAGAACGTCTATAATGCAGCTCTGCCACAAATCCTTGATTTCGTGGATTACTCTGCAAGTTGTGATGAAGACTACGCAATAAAACTGGAGTTCAAAAACGCTTTACTGCGTCAGAGACTTGGTTTTGTAGGATTTAGTCATACGTATGCTCTAAGAAGCGGTGTTTGTGAGGGATGTGAAGAATGTCCTTCCGGAGATTGTGTTGAAGTGACTGAAGCATTAGTTAATGCTATCAATCTTGATACTTATGATCTTGTAACCGCTTATGCTATTGCCCCTAATGCAGGAACATTACTTGTTACTGTTGAGCCGACTGCTAGTGGAATCGGTGTTCTTACTTTCAATGGAACAGATATTGATGTAGGTATATTAGATGCTGACACTAAAGCAGAAGTGGCAACTAAAATTGCTGCTGCTATAGATGCAGATTCTGCATTAGATGGTTATACTGTTGCAGTTGATGGAACTACTGGTGAACAAGTTAATATTACTAAAAATACAAATGGTGGAGTCGATGCTGTAATATCTTGGGCTGCAGGTACTGCAACTGCTGTAGCTTTAACAATAGTACAGCCTACTGCTGTAGTTGTAACTGACTTTGATACTTGGAAGGCTGCTAATGTTGATGCATGTTTAGGTGTCAGAATGATAACTGATCCGATAGCTGTGAATACTTTTTGTAACATTCCTACCAAATTCTATAAACCATTACAAACTTCCATTTTCGGTTCAGGAGCCGATGGATTTGTGGCTAATGGAACTTTCATTAAAACACAAGATGTTATTATGGAAGAAGGTACAGGAAGGTATGTACAACAATTAGAGTATGTTGCAGGTGGATGGAATGGTAAACCCGGACCTTATAAAGCTTCTCCTAGTACAGGTTTAGCAAGAGAAGGTTTTGTTTATCATGCTTTAAGTACCGTTAATTACGATCTTATTGCTCTGGGATATGAGCAGTATAGTGGTGGTGGCGGAAATGAAGGTATGAGTGAGATAGAAACTATCTTAGCTATTCCGACAGATGACAGCACAACTTCTGCTGCACTCTTAACAGCTCTTGATGCTTTGTTAGATGACTATGGTCATACTACACAATCCTAAATAATATTAATTCAGGTGAGGGTCATTCAGACTCTCACCTTAATATGTATCAACTATGACAGTAGATAATGTATACTACAGTATGACTGTAGAATCCGGAAAACAATATCTTACCAACAAAGTAGTTGGTGTAGATAGTTTAAAA